AGAAAAAAGCTGTCGTCCGCCGTGCGGGTAACTCGCGCCGGAAAGGATGAGTGGACGGCTCACATCTTGGGTGCGCTAGGAGAGATGGCGTTCTGCAAGGGAACAGGACGGTACTGGGCCGGCACCGTCAATACCTTCAAGGATGCCGACGCAGGCAATCGCATTCAGGTCAGGACGCGGGCGGATCACGATCACGAAATGATTGTGCGAGAGAGAGACGCGGACGCTGACGTATTCGTTCTGGTATCCGGCGGGCCGAGCGAGTTCATCATTCGCGGCTGGATGCTTGGCGAAGAAGCGAAGCAGGCTGAATACAAGAAGAACTACGGCGGGTATGGGGCGGCGTATTTCGTGCCTGCCAATGACCTTCATTCGTTGGACTCACTACCTATCGATAGCTAGGAATCACATGAACAAGACGACCATGCAGACATACACGGGGGCGCTGGTGGATCTGGCGTCCTTCAGTCCTGACGACGTTCGATTGCCAGACATAGCGCATGCCCTGTCGATGATCAACAGATACACGGGGCACACGTTGTTGCCGTATTCCGTAGCGCAACACAGCGTTGTCGTGAGCCAGATATGCCCGCCAGAGTATGCGTTGTGGGGCCTGCTGCACGACGCCAGCGAGGCGTATCTCGGCGATGTTGCCCGCCCTTTGAAGCACATGCTGCCGCAATATCGGACGCTTGAGGAGCACGTTCAGAGGCAGATTGCCAAGCGATTCGGTCTGGAGTGGCCAATGCCGCAAGCGATTCACGAGGCAGACGTTCGTGCGCTTCTTGCCGAAAAGGAGTGGCTGCTGTCGGTCAGTCACGATTGGGGCATGGAGGCCGAGCCAGTCAATGTTCCGAAGGTTGCAATGTCGTGGCTGGAGAGCAAGTCGCATTTTGAAAAGAGAGCAAAGGAGCTACTGGAATCATGAAGGTACGCGAAGGAAGCAGAGTTAAGTTCGACACGGGTGCGCAGCGATCATCGGACGCTGAGCAAACCCGCTATGACCTGATCACGCCGATCGGCCTGGCTGCGGTGGCACGGGCATGTGCAGAGGGCGCAGAGAAATACTCCGACTTCAATTGGGAGAAGGGGATGCCTGCGCATGATGCGTTGAATCACGCCATTCGGCATCTCTATATGTTTCTAAGCGGCGACCGCAGCGAAGAACACTTGGGGCACGCGGCGTGGAATGTCATGGCAGCGATTCACTCACTGGAACTGTGGCCAGAAATAAACGAAGGCACCCTGCGATCCGGGCTTTGCGAGCCTCCGAATGACTCCTGAGACTCCTTACAACGACGCTGATCTGGTGGACGACTGCGAGGATGGCTGGCGGCGCTTCTGCTGCGAAGTCCTGTGCCGGTCGTTTGGCATGATCCAAGAGCTAGGCAGGCGTAGCTTCTGGCTTTCGGAGCAGTCGCTGAAGCGGATGCGTCGCAAGGAAATTGAGATCCTGCGCCGCCAAGTAGCGGCGTATCGATGGGTGTTTGAGGGAACCGGCGGGGAGTTCGGGTTCGACCTTGCCTGCGAGCTATGCGGCCGAGACCCCTATTTAATGCGGCGTTCCATAGTGTCCGCCGTCCGTCCCAGCCGGGACATAAATAGGGTAGTGGAGCTAGTGAAGCGATTTGGGAGGCCGCGCCGTGTCGGACCTTGTCAACAACCTAAAGCTGATGGTGGAGTGGGGGCCAGCATTGTCCCTGCTGTCGCAGCTCTCCGCCGCAAAAAGCTCGGCGCAGCGGGCCGACACGCTCGTCAGGTTGTTGCAGACGGTGGCGGCGAAAACGCCGACGCAGTTTGACGACGTTCTCCTGAAGAAGCTGGACGCCGCACTGGACACTCCTGCCGGTGCGGACTTGTTTGATTACGTCATTGCTGGGCTTAAGGGCCTCGCGGAATTGGAGGTCAAGAATGCTTGAGTCGTGGCAGACCGGAGTGCTTGGGCTGGTGGTGGCGGGTGCGGCGGCGGCATGGCCGGCGTTGACGAAGATCAAGCTGCCATCGCAGCCGGCGACTACATCCGATTCGTACGACCGTGCGATGTGGGTGAACAACCTGTTTGAGCTTGCGGCTGTCGCTGACAGCAAGAGCAAGGCCGATGTGGCAACCGCAGCACGGGCCTTGATCGCTGCATTGGTGAGCGACAAGGAGAAGGAGAAGGCCGTATGAAAAGCCTTCGCGTTGCCGTCATTGCTGGCGGCTTGGTGCTTGGTCTGGCTAGCTTTGGAGGCAAGTACCTGCCCGTCCCGGTGGTGCCTGCCCCTGCGGCCAGTGCGATTCTTGACGGTGTGAGTGCGGCCGATGCCCGCTCGCTTCGGGACTTCTACGGCGCGATGGCAGACATCGTAGTGCGAGACGGCAAGGCCGCATCGCCCGTGTGCGCTACGACGTTTGACTTGCGGAACCGCCACAAGCAGGCGCTTCAGATGGCGTTTGTTCATACAAGCATGGTGGGCAAGTATCCCGCTCTTGGCGACAGGCTCGACGCCTACTTGCTGCAAGCTGTTGGATCACTTGATGTGCCGCTCACCCCTGAGAACCGGGAGGCGGCCGCCAAAGCGTTCGCGGCGATCCGATGAGCGAGTACCTGGCTCAATATGATCCAGATGAAATCGTCAAGCTGTATGACGACGGGTTCGTCGGTTCGTACTGCGATCCAGACGACACTCGCAAGCTGCTGGCACAGCTGCCGCAGCCTCTGTTTGGTGACAGTCTGTTCGGAGACGGCAAGGGCAAGCTGAGTCTCGCATACAAAGCAGTCGTTGCGTTTGAGAAGCAGGCTGGTCGTAATCCGTACGACGAAATCCAAACGACCGGCGACTGCGTTTCCCATGCAGTGCGTGGGGGGTCAGACACGGCAAGGGCCAACGACCCAGATGTAAAGACGAACTCTGATTGGATCGACCGCACGGCAACCGAGCCTCTGTACGGTGCTCGAGGTCACAGCGGGCAGGGTGCGAGCTGTTCACAGATCGTGCGATGGGCGCACATGACGGGCGGCGTGATGCTTCGAAAGAGTTACCCGGAGCTGTCGCTCGACCTGACCAAGTACAACGCAGCGACAGGCATTCGGTGGGGTGCGTCTGGCGTTCCTGCCAACGTCACATCGGAGGCGGCGAAGCATGCCATCAAGACTATCTCGCTGGTCACTACGTGGCAGCAGGCAAGAGACGCCATCGCCAACGGTTATGGTCTGGTGTGCTGCTCAGGTGTTGGATTCAACAAGCAGCGCGACAGCAAGGGCATGCTCTACCCTTCTGGGTCTTGGTCGCACGCGATGCAATGGCACGGAGCGGATGACACGCACGCTGATGGCTGTCGTTTTTGCGTGCAAAATAGCTGGGGATGGAATTGGGTGTCAGGCCCTAAGGTGCACGACCAGCCTGAGGGCAGCTTTTGGATCAGCCAGTCGGTTGCCCAGAGCATGATCGACGCCGGCGGGACGTACGCCATCTCCAACGTCGCGGGTTTCCCCCGTCGTCAGCTCAAGGACTGGGGAGCAAAGGAGATTCTGGGATGAGCATTGCCGCCGTAGCCGTCTGGCTTGCGTTCTCGCAGCCGCTTGAGGTTCCGCCCACCCCGTCGCCCGATCGCCCTGTGGCTCGGTGCTGTGGCGATTGCAAGGGCACTGGCATGGTGCCGACTGGCGATGGAATCACCCGCGTCTGGTGTAGCTGCGGGCCGAACTGTCCGTGCGCTGCCAATCGACCAAAGCCTCAAGTGTGCAAGGACGGCAAATGCAAATGAGCGAGCCAGCCGATGAGGTTCTTTCTGCCATCCGTCCCAGCTTGCCGCTGCGAGTGAGGCTGCTTGGTGATGCGCGGCTCAAGAAGATTGTCTCCATCACCCTGAAGGAGTGGCCTGTCGAGCAGGTTTACGCTGCCGGAGATGATGTTCACAAGGACGCTGTGTGGCAGTCTCTTGAGGAGCAGGTCAAGGAAAGCTACGCGGCTGCGGAAAGCAAAGACGGGCGTTACGGGTTTGTGTTCTTGTCTCTGATATTGGCGGCAGCAATCTCTACAGTCGTTCAACAAATCATTCTGTGGTGGTGGAACAAGCCAAAGAATCGGGAGTTGATGGCGCGATGGCAGAGCCAGAAATGAATCTCTATGAAGCCTCCTTTCGTCTTGCTGAGAAGTACGGCTTCGGCCTGCTTCTGAGTACGGCGATTCTGTGGTTTGTACGAACAGACATAGTGCTCCCGATGGTTGCGGCGCATCAAGAGTTTCTGCGTGAGATTGCCAACACGCAGCAGGAGATCAGCCGCACGATGGGGGAGCAGACTCGCATCATGTACGCACTTGAGCAGCGTCTGCAAAAGACGTACGGCGTAGCCGATAAGAGTTACGGCGAGGCGCAGGCTCCCGTAAACTGAACGGGGGTTCACTGCGGCGACATGGATGTTGCCACCGTTTGCCCAGAGTGGGAGACGGGGGATACCATGCTCACGGATGAGCAGCGCAGTCTCGTTGAGTCTGCCATGCCGGTCGTACCAAAAGTGATTGCCGCGTTCTGGAAGAAGTATCCGCACTTGCGCAAGCCGCTTGGGCGCATCGATGCAGAGTGCGTGGCGAACTTGGCAATCTGCAAGGCGGCAAGAACGTACGATCCAGCGAAGTCAAAGGTGACTACGTACTTCAGTACGGCGATACGAAACGCTCTGCTCAAGGAGATCGACAAGACACGCCGTCTGAGGTATGACTCGCCGTTGAGGGTGCCATTAGAGATGGCGATGCGGACTGTGGCCGCAGAAGAAACGCCGTACACACGGCTACAGTTGGCGATCGCCCGCCTGCCACCCAAGACTCGCCGTCTGATCTACGCCCGCTTCTATCAGGGGCGCAGTCTCCGGGAGCTTGGGCAGCAGAGCGGCTGCGATTCGCGGACGATCAGGCGTAGGCTAGAGGCCGCTTTGAAGAAGCTGGAATCTCTTTTGGATACCGAGCTTGGCCTGCCTTGAGTGCACGGGTCACGCTGTTGATATTCCAAAGACTCCCATTCGACCGCCGCTCCTTCATGGCAAGGGTGATACGCTCAAGGCTGTAGCCCTGTGACCGCATGGAGAGCATGCGATCCACCTGCTCCCGCTCCTTCGGGTCAGGCAGATAGTAGCTGTCCCTCCCCTTGCCGACCTTCATCCAACCAACGGGATGGTGCCGGCCGAATGGCTTGCCGTCCCGTCG